TGGCGGACCTCGCTATAAGACGGCACGAATCGACCCCTTTGCAACGTCTTCTAGCCAATCTTGCCCGGAGGCTATGGCCAATGCCTGTTCAATCAGTGCGTTTCGTGAATGCACTGGGTCTTCTATTGGGTTGTACATGTACAGGAATTTGAGATCTTTTCCGGACAACCTCCCGAGAAAGTCGTTGTACCTGTGATCGATAACGATCATGCGCTCGAAGCCGGCGCTACGCCTGTCCCCTGTTGAGCCAACAGGTGGCCTTCCGCGCTGATTCAAAAACGGGCGAATCTGCGAGTTATTTATATTCATGCGCCAGTTGAACGCGGCTTCGCCAGAGTCTTGCTTGGTGCTGCTGAGCGCGGCATGGTAGGCCGCCTTACCGACCGCGGCGAGCATCACAGACGGGAGCGGGTTCAACTTGTCCATAAGAGCTTTAGCGTATTCAGAATTTTTGCTCATAGCGTACAGTGTAGCTCATACTGATTGTGCTGGAAATCCTGGCTAACTCGAAAGACTTTGTATAGCTGTCCGTTCCATGTCAATTCATCTTCAGTCTTTGGGACAACTCCAATGTGGTCTTGCTCTACAACCACTTTCAGCTCTCCGGCTTTGAGCGCCGCGTAGTTCAAATCGCTGACGTTATCGCCAAAGGCAAACCCGGTGACATTGTAGTTTACCAGCCCGTCGAAAACTTGGCCGGTAGCAGTATTGTATCCGGAAGTGGGCCCGCGATGATGATATACAAAATCAGTGCGCGGATCGGATCGTCTCACTCCCCTGGCAAACTTGAATCCGCTGTCCAGATACGCGGACTGAACCATGTAAGTTTCTCCTTGGAAAACAAACTCATCCCATCTCTGGAGATCCGCGTGCGGAGGTAACATCAAAAAATAATCCCCCTCAAATTCCTGCCGGTTCTCTTCTATTTCAGAGGTAGCTCTAAGTTCAGTGTCGCCGTAGTGTTTGCCGACTTCAGCAGACACTAGCCAGCCCGGGTCTTCAGCAGGGCCGACAGGGGATTTTCGGTTTATAACCGCAGTCGCAATGCTTCGGTGTAGTACCCCTATTTGATCGTAGGCGGCACCTTCCTGGGCGTCCTTCCGCAACTCACCAATGAAATAGATCTCTCCGGTCGAGGGGACTCGGATAGTGTTGGAGGCTGGGATTTCGGCGTCTGGGCTGATGCCTAACAGTCGGCGCTTGGTGGGCCGGTTAAAATTAGAAAGGAATCGATCGACCGGCATAACTTTGCCGAATAAAGGGCAAAAATCCCACGTTTCTAACGCTTCGTCATACGTCTCAAATTGAGTAGTCTCGAAAGCTGCGGCGACTTTTCGTAGGTTCATTATTCATTGGTTACCGGATCGTAATTCGGAGACGCAGAACCAAAGTGGTCATAGGTAGTGTCCAGAGTAGGGTCTATGATCACCATCAATTCTTCTTTAAGGGCGTCAGCGCGGCCCTTCAGGTATTCCCGTAATTCGTTGAGGTCGATGTTAGTAAATCGGGCACCCTCGTTGGAACCATCAGACTTCTTTTGCAGAATTGAGTTAATGCCGCTGGAGGCGAACAGGGCAGACACGAAATACTTTGCGTAGATTTTCAACTTGAGATATTTCAGCGCCTGATCGGCTGTCGGTGCAGCGCCAAGGCCCTCGGACATGATGGTTTGATACGTGGGTGCCCAAATCAATAGGTCCGATTGCAGATCCTCTTCAGGATGCATATTTATCATGGCATCATCATCGATGTCATTGGAATCGATACCCAGAGCACCGCGGACCTCGTCAACGTCCGTCAGTGCCAGAAATGACACGGCGGCCATACCTGATTACTCTTCAATACTGTGAATTTTCAAAAGGCCGTGCTTTTCCTGCCGCGCTGCCCATGAAGAGATCTCAGTCACCGGGGTCAAATGCCCGCGTCTGTAGAGAACATTCGCTTGATGGTCGTGAAATTGAACGCCTTTCAAGACTTCAACATGCGCGACAATCCCGGCTTTTTTATCCGATTTGAGTTTCTCGGCAGTGGCGTCTTCAGAGGCTTTGATCGCGGCCTTGTTAGCAGCTGCCTGTTTTGCACTGGGCTTCTTTCCAACAGTCTTTTTGTCGACCTTTTCAACTTCGGGGGTTTCTACGACTTCTGTACTTTCTGAAGACGCATCGGATTCAGTATCTTTTGATGGCATGGCAATCACGCTCCGTTGTATAGGGTTTAATGTAACCTTGGCCTGATAATACGACAAGCCTCAGTGGGTGTCCATTTTACTGAAAACTTGTTTACAAGTGAACCAATAAAAAAGCCGCCCGAAAGGGGGCGGCTTTTAAAGGCTCGCTTTCAAGCTTAGTCCACGATATCCATAACGGTGAAGGCATCGTCGAATAAACGAGTCAGCACTTCGCCGTGGTCTACGCGGAAACCCTTGGCGCGGCGCAGTACGAAAGACTCGATAGCCTCGTAGTTGGCCGAAACGTTAATGTAACGACGCAGAGCCCACTCGGAGTCCAAGCCAACAACGAGTTCTTCAGCAACTACTGAAGAGTCCACCAGGAAAACCCGTGGCGGGGTAAGCCCGAGGTTATCGATGTTGAACAGAGTGTCGATACGCGGTGAACGCGGATCTTCATTCTGGTTGGTCGGCTTGTTAACGCGATTTTCCAGCGCCAGAGCAGTGTCGATGGTACAGATGATGTTGGTAACCGTCATCTTCTCGTAGTTGTCACGCAGGTAGTGTACCCAGGCTTTCTGAGAGAAAGTAACAGCCGAAACTGCAGTCGAGTCCAGCGTACTAGACTGGAAGGTTGGCAGTGCTGACATTCCCAGATCCGCGTTACCGTTGATAACGTCGCTCAACTGAGCCGTTACCATACGAACACGCTCTCCGTAAGCCTGACGGCCCATGACAGTGTTAACCAGGTCGAAAGATGTGCTGGCCAGCGCCTGATCAGAAACCATCAGACCGATCGCCTTGGCAGGGATCGCAGTGGTGGTATCTGCGGCGGTGATGCTCACCATGGCAGGCGGTTCAGCAAGCTGAGCCGTTGACATGGATTCAGAGTCTTCCGGCGCGGTCACATCGATGCGGGCACGCTTGAACTCCGGTGCGTTGACCGTCTCAGTTCCGCCGATCAGGCTCTCGTAGCCCTGAAAGAAGTCACCTTTGTTCTCCAGAAGCGCAGCTGCGATGGTTTGCAGAATAACTTCCGGAAAGAAGATACGTCCAGCCGGGGTAGTGTTGCCAGTACCGTCCGGGGCAGTGATTGCACCCGCCTGGATGCGAGGGCCGTTAAACACGTCCGCCAGCTTGGTGGACTGCATCCCGAGACCGTTGTCACCGTGGATGATAAGGCCATTGGATGCCAGCGCCTGCTGGAGAATCCCGCCGTACTTTTCTTGGTCAGTAGGGTACTTCCGGGCCATGTACTGAGTCAGACTCAGAGAATCTGCTGCAGCCGCAGCATAATCCGTAACGGCGATCTCCCCTTCCTGCAACTGTCCGTTGAGGTCGTGAAACTTAAATTTTGTTGATAGCATGTCAATAGTCTCCTGTTAGACGCGTTCAATCATAACGGAGTCACCTGCAACGCCCGTTCCCGAGACAATGCGAATGACGCGCCAGATAAATTGGGCGGGGGCAACGAATCCGGTGCCTGCCGAGAAGACTCGAATCAGGCCTGCGGTTCCGTCGGCGATAGGAGTGTCGTTGATGACGGTAGCGCCGATCGCTACAGCACCGGTCTGGCTTGCGCCTACGACAGCCATTGCGCGCCCGGTAGTCTGAATGCCACCCCAGCTATAACCGGCGTTGCGAGTTCCAGGCTCGACCGTGTTGACAATGCCTTCAATTTCGTCCGCCTTGGCCGCTGCAACGTAAGCCGCGGCTCCGATGACCACGCCTTTACCGAGTTCGGTATCGTCGTATGCACCTGTGTTGTCGCCCAAAGCGTCAGTGATAATTCCCATGTGGGAAACGTCAGTTAGCAGTGAGCGAGTAAGAGTAGTAGTACCCATTTTATTTCTCCACTTTTCGTTTCAATTAAATTTTGTTTGCCTTCACGACAGCCTGGTGGATGTGTGAAATGCTGCCTTCACCGCTAGATGCCGACGTATCTTCCTCTTCGCTAACCGCCGCACTCCCGCCAACCTTAAACTGGCCAGTGTACGCGGCGCGCACCTCAGAATACTGCGTGAGCAGCGCCGAGGTTTCCATGTTTGTCAAATTCATCGGAGTAATGCCGAGCGCAATGCTCATGTTACCGAGGTATTCGTTGACAATCGTTTTTAACGCAATCTCGTTCGCTTGCGCCAGTGCTCCGTCTTCTGACGCTTTGGTCAGTTCGGAGTTTTCAGCCCGAAGGGTTTTGATCTCTTCCTTCAGATGGATAACTAAACTGTTGTCTGCAGCGACAAGCTCATCGACGATCTCTTCGTCTGCTTCAGCGTCTGCGTCGGTATCGCCTTCAGCACCTTCAGCGACGATCTCTTCGTCTGCTTCAGCGTCTGCGTCGGTATCGCCCTCGCCCTCGCTCTCGGCGTCGCTCTCGCTCTCGCTCTCGGCGTCGGCGTCGACATCCATCGCGACTTGCGGCTGTTCGTCTTCAAGAAGTGCCTGGACAGCCTCGTCTTCGAGGGATGCACCGGCAGCAATGGCTGCCTCGGCTGCGGGGGTTAAAATTTTCTTTGCCATGTCAGTGTCCTCGTTTAAGACCTGTCTGCCAGCCGATTTCGAATTTCCTGCTTTAATGAGCCGGCCAAATAACTCGTCAAAAGCAACTATTTCATCCATTAGGCCATTGTCGACGGCCTCTTCGGCGAAGAAGGTGAGACCCTCCCCGACCTGAGATTTAACCTTATTGCGCGGTATACTACGATTTTCCGCGACAGCATCCAAGAAGAATCCTTCCATCTTGTCGATTTTAGCTTGAATAGTTTTCCGGCCCGACTCACTCAGTTTCTCGTAAGGGTTACCGAGAGCCTTATATTTGCCCCCTCGAAACACGGTGACTTTGACACCTTGCTTCTTGAACATTTCAGTCATGTCGCCGAGTATCGCGATGACGCCGATGCTGCCGGCCTCTGACATTTTAGGGCCAGCGATTGAATCGGAAGCGGAAGCGATCCAGTAAGCTGCAGAAAACGCGGAGCCTGAAACGTAACTATCGATTGGTTTGCGCTCGGCGGCGAGCTTGATAAATTCTGACAGCTCGCTGACTCCTTTGGCGTCTCCGCCCGGGGAATCGATGTCCAGCAAAATGCGTTCTATATCTTCGTCCTCGACGGCAGTGACGATGGCATTTCGAATGTCGTTGTATGAGGTAATACCAAACAAGGAATTTAACGGACTGTCCTGATTGGTCAAACTGCCGTGAATCTGGATGGTCGCTACCCCGTTAGAGACGCTGGTCAGCGGATCTTCTTCGAAGTCGAAGTGTTCTGAGGCACGCCCCATTATTTCGGATTGGGCAGTCAGAACTTTCTCTAAACTAGATTGAGATCCGAGCCAGCAGATTACGTCTTTGGAGGTTAATTCCTGGGGCATTTAGTGAAAATACCAAGTTATGAATTTATGTGCAAGTTTATCATCACTGAGAGCCGCCGCCGCCTTTGCGTGGAACGTCACTATCCGGCTGCAGATTATTCTCTTGGCCGCCTTGAGTTGTGGACGTATCTTGCTGGGTGCCGTCTATCTTGAAATTGGTTCCCGAGAGCTTCGGCGCTGCGGGGTTATACGGCAGATCCAGCTCGTAAGCTGCCTGCGCATCGGTAATCAGTCCGAGACTTAGACGCCGTAAAATCCGGGTCTCTTTCATGGTGCGAAAAGCTTCCAGTTCGGAATCGGGTCGCAGATCTATATCGTTGAACTGAACCTTGACATAAACATCGCTGCCATACAGCCGGGCAGCAGTTGTAAGCCCGCGGCTCAGTATCGAAGTAACCGTGGTCTGTAATGACTTGGCCGCTTTCAGAAATACGAGGGTTTCAGAATTAGACAAGCTCTGAGATCCGGCAGAACGCATGCCCAGAATTGACGGCGGGGTCTTGAGGCCCGTAGCTTCCATGTTGGAGTACGTGCTCATGAGCCCGGTGTAGTCTGATTTCACACTGGCGTTGTCCTGGGTCTCAAACTCTACAGAGTCGAAAGCCACGACGGCGTCTTCCGGAGACATGTCTTTTAACGTGTCCTCGACATCGGTCTTCACCTGGTTCATGAACGCCATCAATTTTCTGTCATCGTTCTGGATATCCTTCGGAGCTGAGGCGCGGATCTTTTCAGAGTCCAGTGCCACAACCAATCTGGAATGCCCGGACTTGAACAAGACCCGGCGCATGTCGGCCAGGAAATCCGCACTCTGAAACAGCGAGTCCAGAGACGCTCGTAACAGAGAAGTGCCGTAAGCCGTGTTCATCTCCTGATGCAGAGACTCGGCATAGAACGTCGGAATATCAAGCGGGATCGGATCGCCGAAGCCTACCTGGCGCGGATACTTTGACCCTTTGCCGTCAGACATCCATTCGAGTGTCGAATAATCAACCGCTTGGAAACGCTCAGGTAGCCGCCCCTTGTCTAAGACCAGCTCCATCGCGCAGCCGGCGGTAAGCACGGTTTCTCGAAGCAGGGTTTGGACCAGCATTGGAATAGGCCGCTTCCTGCCGAAACCTTTGGTGTAATCGTAGAGCGTGTCCATGCTGGCGATAATGCTCTTCGCCAGAAGCGTACCCTCTTCGGAAAACTCAGTAGTACCCGGAACAAACGCGGCCACCCTGAATCCGGAGTCCGCGATCTGAACCATGTCAAATACCGCGGTGGACAGATTTCCGTTCTCTTTGGCGAGTATCCGGATAGCCTCGATGACCCGCCCCTGCTGGCGTAAAACTCTCGGATCACGGGTAACCCACGTCTTGTCCGGGTTTAAAATAGGGGAGTCTTTTTCTGACTGGGACTCGATAGTCCGCGACTTCACTACAGACGTGATAGATCGGGGCAGAATGATAGGTTTAGCGGTGGAGGGATCAGCCATCGAGTTTTAGCGTCTGACGAGTTATCCGAATAATCGGGCAGGCCAGTGCCAAAGTCAAGCAATCAAAATCTCACCTTTCCCCATGTGGTGGGGTTTCGAGGGTCTACATCGGTGTCTTTTTTGAGGTTGGCTCCGACCGTTACAGAACTGACGCCCGGTAGAACTCCTAGCACCGGATTCAGGATATCGTGATCCCCGGCAATCGTGTTGGCGATGCACAAATAATTCAAAGCATGAGCGTAGTGGTCCGGATCGGCGGGCTTGGGAAAAGCTACTATCTTGCCCATCTCAGAGGGTTTCTCCAGCTTCTTTGTGACTTTCAAATGCTCTTTCAGGATATCGACTTCTTCGCAACCGCGCGGATAGTGGATGTTACCATTGTTGTGAGCTTCCATGGTATCTGACAACGTGCCCGAGCGATCCGCTTTGACAAGCCCATCTTCTGGCCTTGGGTCGATATGCGTGTAGGCCCCCCTCACGCTGCGGCCATACTCACAGCCAAATATCTGCCCCCAGCGATTGTCGTCAATCAGGGCCTGCGGAGTAGAGAAATCAGGGCCAGAGTCCAGCACAACTATTTCAGGGCGGAAAGCATCGATGAGTTTTTGAATCTGATCGGCCAGCAACCCCTCATTGACCGATAATTGCACCATGTAGATGACGTGGATTATTTTCCGACTAACCGCCTTGCCTACAACCAGGTGCGCTGTCTTGCCGATATCGATGCCGAATCTCAGACCGGACAGTTCAGAATGCTTCGCCTCGAAAGGCTCGGTGTAATAGGCGTCGGTCTGGTTATCGAAGACCGACATCAGAAACGAATTGTGCTTGTCCTCGTGTTCCTTGCCGAGTACGAAATTACGGTGATCCTGGATCGTGAAATCTTCGAGCTGTCGAATAATCGCAGGCACCTTGTTATAAGCGGGTACGTCTATCGGTGAGATGGTGTATCCGGAAAGCAGCCGGCGATCCGGATACTTGGGAACCCACTGTCGATGCGCCGGATTAACCAGATCCTTCCACAGGTCGTTGCCGCACTTTTCACATTTGACATAGGCCTCGCTGACCCGGTACTTCGGATTTTCCAAGTCGTACTTATCAAACTTCTCCAGTGCGTCGTCATACCCCGGCACCACGAAATCGGTGTAATAGTCGGGAGCCTGCCAAGTGTTGCACTTCGAACATTTGACCATGTACTGTTTCTGGTCAGATCCGTCGTATCGGAGACTGACGCCATAGCCGGGGATCGTCGGAGTAGAGAACCGTTGACGCACGCCGCGCAGCCCGGTCTCTGGATCTTCTTCGGCGTGCCTTAGACGCGCGTTGAACTGGCCCAGTATGACCGGGTCGCAGAAGTCTTCTTCGTCGATCATGAGATGCGTGGCGGGAATAGAGATCGCCTGAGTCGTACCGGAAGCGCCTTGGAAATACACCGTGCTGTTGCCAAGCTTACGCATGCCGGCAGATTTAACCTCGGCATGCTGCATACCCATCAGCATCGGTGAACCTGTAATAATCGGCAAAAATCTGTCAGCAGAGACTTTTTCGGCAAACTTGGCCGACGGGAATACATAGATAATCCGGGATCTGGTGACAGCAGCTATCGCCGCGGTGAGCCTGAGTGACAATTCTGTCAGGCCGATCTGAGAGCACTTTTTAACAACCTTGCTGGGGTGCTGGTCAGAAGCGATCTGCTCCTGCATCTCGTGATCTTTGAAAGTGTATTTGCGGCCATTGAGGCGAAGATTGCGCTTCATCCATCCGGACAGCTGGCTCATGGCCGTGGCTTTGTCACCTATCGCTAAGATCCGATCGACAAAGCCTTCGATCTTCTTGGATGTGGCCATTAGCTCTTCTTCAGCTTCTTCAGGTCTGTTCTGCGCCCCTGGCTTTTCGGACGAACCAATTCGGCCTCTACTTCTTCAGGGGAAATTTTACGCGCACGCACAATCCGCTTGAACATGGCCTGCCGGGACACGTCGGCAAGCTCAGCCCATCCTGATATCGAACGGGTCTCGCCGTTAACCGTGTACAACTTCATCTTCCATTTCCTGCTCTACATTCTCGGTTAAATATTGTTTCAGAAGTTGTACAAACTCGGGGCATGCACAATCCTCCATGGCACGTTCAATAGCGAGTTCAATGCGGGCGAAGTT